ATGTGGGTAAATTCTAAGCGGGCTGCGGAAATTTTGGGCGTTAATTTAAGGAAACTGCAAAGATGTGTAGTTAAAGCCCAAAATGATAGGCAAAAATTTTTAACTATTGATACGAAATATTTTTCGTATTCATACATAGATGGCATAGGTCGCGGGGGTAAAACCCTTCAAATTTGGATCGACGATAACTTGAGCGGCGACGAAACCTCCGCTCATGACTCGACAAACGGTGCAAGCGACGCGCAAATGCCTCTAAATTTAGACGTAAATAGCGAATTTTCACGGGCGGATGAGGCCTTTAGGGTAAATTTGGGAAATAACGCATCCGTCCGTCCGTTAAAGTTCGTTAAAGGAGAAGAGTGTGGAAGCGGGCGAGATAATAATGCTGCTATCGCTAACGATCTTGTTAGTAGGCGCGATAGGAGCCGTGGGGCTAGTGGTGCTCGGAATACTGGCGCAAGTCAAGGAAATGAGGAAGTAAACGCCGTTTATACGGTCTCTAACCAAGGAGAGTTAAAAGATGGAAGTATTGGTTTGGATCATAGCGGCGACCTTGTTACTGGGCGGAAAAATAAAAATCTCGACGCCGTCGTTAATCGTGATCTGCGCCACCATAGTTCTAGTGAAGATAATAGAGCGGCTCTAACTCGCAAAACCCTCGATAAATCAGAAGTCCTAGGCTACGCTAAGCTATACGGCGTCAAGGCCGCGGCGCAGGCTTACGGGGCAAAAGAGAAAAGCATATACCGCTGGCAAAAAGAGTTTGCCCAAAAAGGCGGCAAGGCCTTGGAGGACAAAAGAGGCGGGATCTCGAAAGCTAACGTAAAAATGATAAAGGACGCGATACTATCCATCGGAACGGCGCAAAAGACCAGCTGGTGGATGGAGTATTGCCGCAGATACGCGCTATCAAAGGGATTAAATTTCGATATGTTCGCGCCTCTTAGCGCCGATATCGGCCGCTCGACCTTTTTGCGCCACGCCTCAAAGATAGCTAGCGAGGACTACGACGTGAGAGCCTACCTGCGCGGAGGCCTTGACGTGGTAGCTACCAATATCGCTATGAGTAGAGACTACCTAAAAATCAACGAAGAGTGGCAGGTGGACGCTACGAATTTCGACTTTATGTGTCTTGACGAAAACGGCGAGCAAAAAAGATATACGGCCGTGGGCTTTGTCGATACCGCAAGCGGCAGGATGGTGTACGACCTGTGCGACAGTCCTAACGGATACGCCAACGTGCGCCTGCTAAAAAGAGCCCTAAAAAAGATGGGCAGACCGGGCTACATAAAAGGTGACAATGGCAAAGACTATGTAGGCGAGCATTTTCAGGGCGTGCTAAAACGCCTTGGGATCGTTTATGTAAGATCGCCTAAATACGAGGGGCGAGCAAAAGGCAAGATAGAACGCGCTCACGGAGTAATGCAAAATTTATTCGAGGGCTTGCCCGGCTTTTTGGGTCACGATGCGGGTCAAAGGATACAAAGAGAGGATCAGGCTCTAGAAAAGTCAAAAAGGCTAAGCGGAGTAAAGACTAATATCTCAAATCTGCTAACCAGAGAGCAGATGCAGGCCACCATAGAGGAATACTGCGAGAGGATGTTTGACTGGAGTGCGGAGTTTGAGCCGTTTATATTCGACGAGAGGACGTTTGGCGCTAGCGTGATCAGGACGCTGCAAGCCGAGGGCTTTAGCGTATGCGGCGTCAAGTATGTGAGCCTAGAGGTCTTTAGTCATATAAAAATAGGCGAGAAATGCGAGCTCATCGAGGATATTGACGATGCGAGCAAATTTTACGTCTACAAAGACGGACGGTATCTGTGCGAAGTCGTAAACGAAGAGATAGCAAGCTACACCGCCGAAGAGGTGCGTACGGCCAGAAAAGAATACGTGCGTAAATTTATAAATCCTACCAAGGCTTATATCAAGTCGCTAACGGACGAAATGGACGGCTACCAAAAAGCTATGGCGCAGGCAAGATTGGCCGAGCGGCAAAAAGGCAAGGCCGAGGTCATCAAAAAAGACGAGGCCAAGGTGGTAAGCAAGATAGAGCAAGAGGCCTCCGTAGGAAACAACGTCATCTACCTACCCGATCCCGCAGACGCGATCAAGAGCCTAGAGGGATAAAAAAATAAGATATTTGCGAACACTTGTTTTAAAAGCTCGATATATAGGGCTTTTGGGGCGGTGTAAGTGTTCGCAAATGTTTTATTTTTAAATGCGAACACTAAAAATTTAAGGAGTTTTTATGGACTTAAAAACGCAGTTTGAAGAGTATCAAGGATCGGGCGGTAGCTTTAGAAAGCTGGCCGAGGTGCTGGGTATAAAAAATCATACCTACGTGACGCTTGCGATCAACGGATGGGGAGATTTTAAACTCTCAAGCGAGAGAAAGGCCGAGGTAGAGGAGAAGATAGCGGCGTTTTTTAACTCGAAGCAGTTAAAAATCAGCTCGAAATACGACGAAATTTGCGAGAAAGCCGACATCATCCCGTTTAATAATACCATAACGGTCATCGCTAGCGTCATAAAGGCCGTGCGCCAAAAGGCCCTAATGAAAATCACGGCCAAAAGCGGCACCGGCAAGACTACGGCGCTAAGAGCCGTATGCGCTGCTATGCCTCAAAGCGTGATGATAACCGCATACGACGGCATAAGCAAAAAGGAGATACTAGAGGAGTTAGCGGAAAGTATAGGCGCCAAACCTACCTCAAGATCGCAACAACACCTAATGAAAGCCATAAAAGAGCAGCTAAGCAAAGGCGGCAAGGTGATCGTGATAGACGAAGCGAATTTCTTAAGCGAAAAGAGCCTAGAACAGATCCGCCACATACAAGACTGCGCGCTATGTCCTATCGTGCTAGCGGGCACCGAGGCGCTAGACCTGCAAATAGCCCGCTCTCACGAGCAAGTAGAAACCAGGATCAGAAAGCCCGCTCACGCGCTAAGTAATTTCGGCGAAAACGAAGTGATAATGCTTTTTGAAAAAAGCGGAGTAATGATCTCAAACGAAGAAGCGGCTATGGTTTGGAAAAGGTGCAGAAACCTACGCGAGGTCAAATATGCGCTAGATGACCTGCTGGAGCTTTACGGCGGAGATACCAAAAAACTAAAGGACGTGCTATGAGAACGCAAACGACGCAAGCAAAAAGGCTGGAGGAGTTTATGGATAATATGAGGAAAAAGGGATTTGAAATGAGAATAAACGCAAAAGGCAACGTATGGGGCATCAGGCGCGGCAACGGCTACCAAGCCGCAAGAGACATGATAAGGGGCAAAAAGGCCTACTACTCGAGGGATTACTTTAGGCAAGTAGGCGCGCTGATCATGGAAAAAACCAGCCTAAGAGTCGTCGATACGGCGGCGTAAATTTGATTTTACAGAGCTCTATTTTAGGGCTCGATAAAGTCAAATTTGAAGAAAGGAGAATAAATGAAAACGGCAAGACTGGTGTTTGTTTCTACGCCCTACGCTAGTATCGAGTGCAAAGATCGGGACAGAAACTACTATGCGAGGCAAATAGCGCAGCAAGCCTGCTCTATCGTCAGGCAAAACGGCTACGAGCCTATCTCGCCCGTGCTTGCGTGGATGGGCGTGTATAGCGAGCTTGAGCGCGAAAGAGTGATGAAAAACTGCGAAGAGCTGCTTAGGGTGTGTAGCTACTACTACCGCTATCCGTGCAAATGGAGCGATAACAGCGAGGGCGTGGCGCAAGAGGCGGCGTGGGCTAAAGAATACGGCCTAAGCGAGCTTAAATTTAGTTTGTTTGAGTAATGGCGCTTGAGTTTAAAAACCACAAAAAAGCCAAGGCGAATTTGCCCGTTTGCACGGTCTACGGGTATGTTTGCAAACTCAAATTCGCGATGGAATTTAAAATACTTGAAAGGAGAACGTCAGATGATGAAAATAGTATCTATGCCGGCCGGGCTAAGCCTAACGATGGGCGATACGACCGCGCTAAGCGTCGCGCCGAAGCCGGCGCCGTCCAAAGCAAGAAGAAGTAAGGCGGCCTTTGTAAAAAGCGCGATAACAAAGGGCGCAAAGCACAAAAGCCAAGCGACAAGAGCAAATAGAAGAAAAGCAAAAACAAGGAGCAAAAGATGCCTAGACTAGACGAAAAAGGCTTTTGGGAAAACAAAAGCGGCGAATACGTTCACCCCGATATGGTGAGCGTAGATAAAAAGCTAGAAGACGAGCTTGTAGAAAAACTCATAGGCAAAGCTAACGAGCTACACGAGACGATGAAAAAAATCAAAAAAGAGGCCTACGAAGAGTGCGAAAGCTTCGTGGATCTGCTTCGTCAAAAATACGGCCTTGATAGGCTATCTGCAAGCAAGAGCGGAGCGGTGACGCTAAAGAATTTTAACGGCACCAAAGAGGTGCAAATTTGCGTGCAAAAGCAAATCAGCTTCGATCAAAGGCTGGTGCTAGCAAAAGAAAAGATAGACGAATACCTGGACGAAAAGGTAGAGGGCGCGGACGCTGAGATACGCACTCTCATAACCCGCGCCTTTGACGTAAAAAACGGCAAAGTGGACGCAAAACAGATACTAAGTCTCAAGCAATACCCCATCGAGGCCGCCAAATGGAAAGAGGCTATGGCTATGATAGACGAAGCTACCGAGATCGTAGGCTCAAAGAGCTATATACGCTTTAGGCAGCGCGCGGGAGACAAGATAGACGGCGAGGCGAATTTGATAGTGCTTGATTTTGCGGGGATAGAAAGAGATTAGGGAGGGGTGAAGATGGAACGAGAAGCGACCAAATTTGAAGTCGGCGACGCAATAGTAGCCAAAGATAGAGAGGGAGAGTCTCTAAGTAGATTTGATTTTTCAAAAGTCGACGAGGACGATTTTCAGGAAAGCTTAAATAAATTTTTCATCAAGGTAGACGATGCGCTATGGCTTTGGGAGTATAAAGACGCTTTGGGCGACTACGTCATGCTCTGCGTAGACGGCGCGCCTATTAGAACGAGTAAAAGCGAAGCGATAAAGATGCGCGACGCGGCTAATTTCGAAGATGTGGATAATTTGTATCCGATTCTTGCGATGGGCTTTAGGCTGCCGGATAACCAAATTTAAAGGGCTTTAAGCCCTTTAAAATGCGTTTAATTCGTTGTTAAAACGTATTTTAAAAGGTTTAAATTTAAGGAAAAAACAGTTGAGAATTCTAAATTTATTCGCAGGGCTCGGCGGAAACCGAAGACTATGGAACGACGTAGCAGACGCAAGCGTAACGGCCGTCGAGCTTGACGAAGCCGTAGCGCGCGCTTACGCTTTTCGTTACCCGAACGATAAGATAATTATCGCCGATGCGTACGATTACGCGGCAAAGCATTACGACGAGTTTGACTTTATCTGGGCTTCGCCGCCGTGTCAAACTCATTCAAAACTAAATTTCGGCAACGTTAGATGGAAAAATTCAAGAAAATTGCCCGATTTTAGCCTTTATTCTTTGATAACGTATCTTCAAAAAAGATGTCAAACAAAGTGGGTAGTCGAAAACGTGATACCCTTTTATACGCCGCTCATAGCTCCTAACGTCTTGCTCGGCAGGCACTATTTTTGGTGCAATTTTCATATCCCTAAAAAAGATTTTAAATCTAAGGTAGCCATAGCGGACGTTAAGCTTGGCGATTTTAAAGACTTTGATATAACGGCCTTTAAGGATATAAAAAATAAGCGTCAAATATTGCGAAACGAAGTTGATTACGAGCTTGGAAAATATGTTTTTGAGTGCGCACGGAGCGATAAATGCACGAAACTATGACCGAACTAAGCAAAAGAAAGCTGATAAACGATATGGCCAAATTCGCCCTAAACGGGCTAATAAACGAAAAGATATTCAAATACGCCGCGATTAAAGGGATAAATTTGCATTTTACGTTTAGCCACCCCGCCGCAAAGCAAATTTTCGAGTTAAACAAAGAAAACATCAAAGCTAAACTGCGCGAGTTTTGGGCGGATAACCTTGCCGCGATCAAGGAGGCGGGCATTATTTTTCGCGAGATAGACTGCGAGGTTATATACCGCTTGCCCAGAGACGATAAAGCCATACAAGAGGAAAAGAAGCCCTATGAGGAGCCATCAAACGGCAGCTTTGAAAACAGAGCCAAAACCCCGTCCATAAGGCTAGGCTTTGAACGAATAAGAAAACATATAATCGCCGATCTTGAAAGCGGCAAGAGCGTGTATGCTGGAGACGCGATATGAAATACCATAGGTTTATTTTTTTGCGGGGAGTAAAAAATGAGAGAGATTGAATATAGGGTTTGGGACAAAATCGAAAGAGAGATGTATATCGTAGAAGAGATAAATTTTCCTTTTAAAACGGCAACGGTCATAAAGAGAAAAAACGAAATGGCGCTTAGGGTATATTTTCATACTCGCGAAGTTAAGCTTATGCAATACATCGGCTCAAAAGATAGAAACGGCGTAAAAATTTACGAGGATGACGTCATCCGTCACCATAGCAATAAAGATAAAACCGACTATATAATCAAGTGGCACGACGCAAGCTTTGGTTTTATCGCAAGGCCAATAAAAGAAAAGCCGGGACGCCCGCACCTAAATCAAGCCACGATGCTTAGCTATGAGATTGTCGGCAATATCTACAAAAACCCGGAACTTTTAATAGGGGAATAAAAATGACCAAAAACCAAGACGTCTATAGAAAACAGCTACTTTATAGGATACACGCCAACTCCTTATATGAGGAAATCAAGCGTAATCACGCGTGGCAAGACTGGCTAAGGCTGCGTTTCGGCGTCGAAAGCTCAAAGGATCTTAGTATCGGCGAGCTAAATTTGGCGCTTGATATACTGCTTGGCAACGTGCCCGATAGGCTTGATTTTAAGCCCGATACCTTGGGGCGAAATTTAGTCGCAAACGCGCGCATAGACGCAAACAAATCAAGCAAAAAACAAAGCGGCGAGGCGGATAAAAAGATAAGCCGCAAGCAGTTTAATCTCATCGCGGCCAAGGCTGCGGAGCTAAACATGGACGAGTTTTCTTTGGTGAAATTTATAGCTAAACAAACGCGCGTACTCGTGCCTAAAATAGATCTTTTGCCAAAGATAAGGCAAGAGGACGCCACAAAGATAATCACCGGGCTTGAAAAGATAATTAAATTTAAGAAAGATAAAGAGGTTAAGCGGTGATCTGCCCAAAATGCGCCTTTGAAAAAACAAAGGTGATCAGCACCATAAAAAGTACCGTAAACGAGAGGTGGCGAAAGTGCCCGCAGTGCGGAGCCACATTCGTGACGGTTGAGATAGTAAAAATAGACGACGACTTAAAGAAATACGTAAAAGAAATTTTAAAGGAAGACGATGAGCGGAAATAGATTCGATTTTTTAAACGCTCCTAGTATCGACGAGCTTTGCGCTCTTGAAGATAGGCAAATTTTACTACCCGGCTTTTTGCTAGAAAAAAGCATAAACATAGTTTGGGGTAGAAGCGGACTAGGCAAGACATGGCTATGTTTCGCGCTAGCCAAGCACCTATCTAAAATGGGTTTTGAGAGCGTATACCTCGACGCCGATAACGGAGCCCAGCTTATAAAAGATAGGGGCTACGACCGCGTTATAAAGGAGCTTGACGGGTCTATGACCTACGTAAACGCCGATCTTATGGACGATGCCAAAAGCGGGATGAGCGATATTTTTAAATCCATCGAGGATAATGCGAAAAAAGGCTACGATAAAGCCCTTTTTATCTTAGATAGCCTCTCGTTTTTTCTGGGTGAAGACGTATATGACGAAGCTAAGATTCATAAACTCATAACCTTTTGTAAGCGCATAAGAAGAGCCGGCGGCACGCTCATCGTTATAGCTCACGCCACCAAGGCCGGTGGTAACATAAGAGGCAGCGGTTCGCTCATAAACAGCGTGGATGAAGTATGGGAGGCTGCTACTATGCCCTCAAAGCAAGGCGAGTTAAATTTTATCCTAGAGCCTTATAAACGCCGTTTAAACGTCGAAAAATCGGCGTTTAATATCCGCTGCGGCGAATGCGCTTTAACGCAAACGGATCCCGCAAGCCTAGAAATCTCTCAAAAAGAGCTAGATAGAGCCGAAAATATCAAAGAGATTTTATCGAGCGGCCCGCTCAATCAAAACAAAATTTATAAGGGACTAGGCATCTCAAAAGGCGACCGCGCGACGCAAAGAGTGCTTGAACGATTTGAGGGCATATTTTGGCAAAGCTTTGAGGGGACGAATAAAAGTAAAAATTATGCTTTAATAGAGCAAGGATAAAAAATAAACAAATTTGCGAACACCTGAAATGAAAGCCTTTATTTCAGGGCTTTGGCGGTGTTGCAAGTGTTCGCAAATACCAAATTTTAATCTGCGAACACCCAAAAAATGCTAAAATACCACTATGAAAAATCTCACTAAAATTTTAACCATCCTTGCTTTTGTATTTAGCTTTGCTGGCGCTGATGTGTTGTTTGGTAAGGTTGTAAAGATCACAGATGGCGATACAATCACGGTGCTTGATGGACTAAGTGTGCAGCATAAGATCAGACTTTTTGGCATAGATGCCCCAGAAAAAAAGCAAGCTTATGGCAATGCCGCAAAACAGCATCTAAGCAATATGATAGTAGCTAAATTTGTAAAGATTGAATACGGCTCGAAGGACAGATATAAAAGGATATTAGGCACAGTATTTCTTGGCAATGAAGATATAAACGCAAAAATGGTTAAAGATGGCTTTGCTTGGGCGTTTGTGAGATACTCAAAAAGATATAAAAAAGAAGAATATGAAGCAAGGACGCATAGGCGTGGACTGTGGAGTGATACAAACGTCATCGCTCCTTGGGATTTTAGAAAGAAAAAATAGCTACTTCTTAAACACCTTTAAAACCTCATTTTCTAAATAATCATTTATATCTTTGGCAAGTTTTGGCTCTAAATTTCCACTGCTATCTATTGGCAGAAACGGGCGAGCGGGGATATTTATCTTTTTGTGTTTGCCAGCTCTTGTCGTGCCAAACTGGTGCGTAAGCCCGTAAGCAAATCCGCCGCTTGAGCTATTGTTTGAGACCGTAACGCTCTTTGCGCTAGCTCTTACGACCCAGTGCCCGGCAAGCGCTCCAGAAAGCACTAAAATTTTCCTGCTGCCGCCCGCGCCGAATACGCTTAAAAAAGATTTCTTTTGCTTTTTTCCGTTTTTATAGTAGGCGTTTTGCCTACCTCGTTTGACGTTTTTTATCCCGCCGCCGAAATTTGCAAAGGCCGTAACCGACGATAACGGCTTCCATCTTTGCCCAAACGGGCTTGTTTCGTTTTCAAAGCTCTCCATTACGGAGTTTTTTACCATGCCGCCGACGGTGTTTAGCTTGCGCCGCATTCCCGCTTCATCCAGACTGGATTCTAGTGCTTGAAGCTTTCTTTGGATCTCTTCAAGGCCTTGTAAGTCTATAGGCATTTTTATCCTTTTTGTGATATAATTGCACTAAAGTGATTAACTTGATGGATGGTGCCAACAAGCGTAGGCCGTCGTAAGATTTATTTTACGGATATTGCGGGTTCGACTCCCGCCGGTTAATCACTTAATCTTTTTTATGTATCCGTTTTTAATCAACTCTTGTATCTTGTCTTTGTCCGCCTTATCAAGCGTTATTACATAGTTGCTTTGCTTAAATTTATGGATTATCTTTCTGATTTCTATCGGGATTAAATTTATCTTGGTTTCGTCCTTGTCGTCGTCAAAAACGAATACGATATTTTGATGTTTTTCGCGAAGATCGACATAAGCCTTGCTTTCGTCGTTTAGCACCGATACGATTCGCTTCATCTCCTCTACTCTAAAGGCGTGATCGTAGGCCTCTTTTCGCTTCGGGCTTGCGTGCGACAGATGCTTTTTTGTTAGGATTATCCCGCCGCTATTTACGTCTAGCCCTAAAATTTTACTCGCGGCTTTTGCGATAGCTTCGCCTAAAAGCCCGACTTGCACCATATTGATAGGCGTTTTTGGGTCGTCTTTGACGATGATTTGTTCTACGGCTTCATCCAGCCCGCTTTGCCAGACGTATAGATTTCTTTTGCGCTCGAGTTCGCCTAAAAAAGCCTTGGCGTTTTTATAAAAGTCCTCTGAAACGGCTTTGTCTTTTAGTTTTTCTACTTTGTCCGCAAATACCGCATCAAGATTATCCGTTTTGCCTACGTTATACGCCCAGTCCGGATGCGGCTCTACGCTCGGGATATTTTCGGTAATGCTCCAGCCTCTGCTTTTTAACTCTTGTTTGGTGTATGCTCTTGCTTTGCAGCGGCAGTTCCAGGCGTTTGGCGGATAGTGCGTATCCCAAAACGGATGGTCTTTAGGCAAGACAACGCCGTGCAAGGCTCTATGCGAGGCTCTGGTTTTGCTATCGAGTACGGCAGTATAGCGTAGAAACTCTGCGTCCGAGCTCATCGCCTCTTCGTATGCGCCCACGGCGTAAGCTACGCGCATATTGGTGTTATAGATATTTTTTAGCCTGCGAGATCCAACGTAAATTTGTTTGATTTCTCCGGTTTTTGGATCCTTGGCGTCTACGTTTCCGAGCCAGCCTTTTTTAGCGAGAGTGGGCAACAAACTTTTCTTCCACTCCTCAAACCCCAGTCCGTTTTCGGCAGCATACGCTAGGCTTTCTTGAACGTCTGAAAGCAAATCGAGCTTCGTGATCTTGGCTACCGTAAAAGCCCTATGATGAGCGCCGTGCATGATCTCGTCGTAATCAAAATGCACCTCGGGGCGCTTTTGCCTGAGATATTCGACTACCTTTGTAGGCTCGGCATAAAAGTCAAATTTCACAATATCCCTTTTGACTTCGCGGTCCGGCAAAGCCGGCCCTTGCGATGAAGGGCTTCGCCCTTTCAAAACCCCTAAAGCCCTGCCTTGCGGCGGGTTCCCTTTTGTTCATTTTTAACTTAGCTTCGTGCCTGCTACTCACAACATCCCTTTTATATGCGCGTTTGCGATGATTTTTTCAAGCACCTCTTCAACGGCGTCAAGGTCGGCACCCGGAAAGGCTTGCAGCATATTTTCGTAAACTTCCTCGAAACTATCCGCGTTTTTAACGATATCCAAGATGGCTTTTTCTATCTGAGCCTCTTCGTCTTTGGTGTTTGCGCCAAAAGCCGCCTTATCTATCTCGTCAAGAAACAACCGCTTTTCTTTAGCGTTTTTTTCGAGTTTAAAATTTAAATTATTTACAGGCTCCGGCAGATCGAATTCTTTAGCCATATCTTTTGGGCTCATCTGATAACCCATAGGATGCAGGATGGATAGCACTTGCGCGCGCTGGAGCAGATCGCTATCCTTTTCTATCTGGATATTTAAATCGGCTTTTTTGCCGAACGTCTTATAAAAATTTTGCACTTCTCTGGCGGCAAATTTGACGTCGCCGGCGAGTATCTCTTTGCGGTTATAGTCGTGTACCTTGCTCATCGCAAAGCTGCCCGTGGAGCTAACGTTGGAGCTTAGCACAGAGCCGTTTATGACTTTCGCTATCTCGCCGTCACAGTAGCGAACGAACTCCATAAAATCGGCCTGAGATCCGCGCCCCTCTAAAACCTTAACCGTATCGTTTGGCCCAAATACTCCGTATGAGCCGCTACGCAAGTTTTTAAATGCTTCGGACATAAGCGAGATGACCTTTTCGTCTCCGCTGGCGCTATTGCCGATCAGGGGCGGCACCCCTAAAAACTCGGTAAATTTAAGATACTGGCTTAGCACGTAGTGCTTGGCGTAGACTATCCATAAAACCTTTAGCAGTACGGGCTTTGCCGTGATAGATAGATAAAAAGGGGGCTTAGCTACGACGTCCTTGCCTTTTATATTTAGATGAGGCTTGTTTTCCTCAAATCGTATAAACTCTCGGTCTACTTTAGACACGCCCAGCGACGCGTCGTCTTTTAAATATAGCTCAATCAAGCTAAAACCGAAAACCCTAGCCTCGACGCTTGCTTTTATGAGCTCTTCTATGTTTTCGTTCTCGTCTTCTCCCAGCGAGTGGGTAAAGAATTTGTTCGTGATAGACGATATTCTTTTTTCGCACTCGGCACCCACGGAACTATCTTTATCTTCGATCAGGCTAAATACGGAAAACATCTCTTGCTGGTTTTTGGTAAGCAGCGCGGCTCTAATCTTGCCGCTTGAAAGTTCGCTATAGTTTTGAATATCGGTTTTTGAATAATCGCCTCTGGGTCGTAGAGACCCTAGCATATATTTTATCGCGTCCGTTTTTTTCACTTTATATCCTTTTCGTAAATTTGCGTTTTAAAGCGTTTTTGCACCCTTTTGGTAGTCTTACTCTACCTTAAACGGCTTTTTGCATTCTAAACGCTCTCTAACCGCCTTAAAATTGATTTTTATTTATCTAACAAATCCCGCAAAAACTTCTCCTTGTCTTTTTGTTTTTGAAGTATCGCATTGACCTTTTCGTAATCAAAATTCGGAACCTTTGCTATACGCCACGCCATCTCTAGGCTATCAAGTCCGTCGTCGTGAGCGGACTTTGGGTAAGTATCAAGCTCGTCTATAAAGATAAGCGAGTTTTTGTCTATCAAAATTTGAGCGTTGTTTATGGGCGGGGTAAGGCTATCTATGCGAAGCTCTTTGGCTACCGAGTTTTTAAGCTCTACGATAGGCAGATAAATCCCTAGCTCGCGAGCTTTTTTATCGAGCATATCTTTGAAAAACTCTTGAAACTGGATCGTTTCTATGGCTATTTTTAGCGGACGATTAAGCGCTAATATGCCTAGTGCCGTTTGAATTATTTTGTCTATCATAAGCTCTGGTTTTAGTTTGAGCATTTTTACGCTTGCGTAAAATTTGCCCGCCAAATACCCAAGCGTAGCAACCGAGAAATAGTCTCCTTTTGTTTTACCAAGAGCCGGGTCTATGCCCATATAATACGCGTCGCAAATGGGCATAATATCAAAGGTTTCATAGCCGCTAAAGCTAGTTTCTTCGCGGCTTAAGGGCGTGTTTTGGTATTCGGACATAAAAGCGGCTTTTGAGCTAATAAATTCGTTCCAATACTTAGTCTTATTTAACGAGCTATCGTCTAGGATAAATTCGTTTAAGTCCGGCTTATCGGCGTCGATATTTGACGGAAACTCTCTAACCAAAGGATAGCTAAGCGTCTTAAAATCGCGCCTGGCTTCGATACGAAAAAGCAAGCTGTCGTAATGTAAGGTAGTGCCTACGATGATGATATTATGAGTTTCGTCTCCCCTGGCGGGCAGTTTCATTATGGCCTTTTCAAACCAATTATAAAGCTTGTCGCGTTGGGCTTTAGTTTCTACGTTTTCGTCGTTCTCAAGGTCGTCGCCTATGATGAGATCGGGGCGAAATCCTCGCCAGTTTTCGCCTCTGATTTTCTTACCCGATCCAAATACGCTAATCTTAAAAGGAGTATTTCCGCTATAAAATACTATCTCTTCTTCCGTCCATTTATCGCCTTTTGCGATGCCGAAGTCTTTTATAAAAAGATCGTTTTCCTCAAATTCGTTTCTGATAAATTCAAGCGTCTTTTTGCTGAGCGTAATGGTGGCCGAGATGATGATAGCGTTGCGTTTTTCTTGTTTAACCGCCGTTTTATAGATGGTATAAAGGCGCGATATTAAAGTAGTTTTTGCCGCGCCGCGGTAGGCCTTAAAGAGTAAATTTCTATTTTTTCGCGTGAGCTTATCGGCGTTTTTGTAGAACTCTTTTCTAAAAAAGCTGGTTTCGGGAAAGCGCACGTGATGGCTAAAATAAATTTCTACCATCTGCAAAAAGCCGCTTTTGGCTCTACGCACGCGTTCTTCTTGCAAGGGGTCGCTTATGCGCTTGAGTCCTTTTAGCTTGGCTCTTAAAATTTCAACGTCGCTCATACCTTAAGCGCCCTTTGGAGTATGGTATCGGCGTTTGTCGCCAAAAAATCTGTCACGTGATCGTTTTTGCTTTTTGCGGCGAGGTCGGCTATCTCGCCAATAGCGTTTTGCACCGCTGATAAAATTTGAGCTTTTACGTCTGTTTTTAGGGGAGCTTTTAGGCGGTAGTACGCGCCGCTATACTCTTTGAGAATTTTTAGTCGTTTTTCGGGCTCCAACTCTTTGACCTCTTCAAAAGCGCGATCGAAGCTGTCTATAAGAGTGAGTATAAACTCTTCTTCGCTTTTTCTTATAGTCGCGACGTCTCTGTTTTTTGCTAGCGCTAAAGCGTCCCAATCTACGCCGGCGGCCTTGTCTTTGGCTTTTTTCTTATATATAGTTTGACGGGTCACGCCGTGGGTTTTAGCTATATCGGAAATCGAATAGCCCTTGATATACATATCTTTCATCTCAATATTTTTCATATTAAACCAGCTTGTCTTTCGATCTAAATTTCTGCCCCCAATTTTATTTCGTAAAAAAATAAATTTCACTCTATATACCGCATATATAGAGTGAAATTATTTTTAAAAACCCATAAAATTAGCGCAGATTTTTTAAAGGAGTATGCCCGTGGACGGCGTAAGAAGCAAAAACCTACTATCGCTAAATTATAAAGAAAACGAGCCCGTAAAGGTCTCGCCCGTCGGAGAGATAATGGGTCTTGACGGACGCGTATTTATGATCGACGGCGCCGCGCTACTAAAACGAATATCGTCAAACGGACTTCATATACCACTTGACGAAAACCACAGCTTCGGCGGCGCGCTTGGATGGTTTGATAAAGATAGTTTCGAGCTAAGAAACGACGGAATTTACGCAAAGCTAGAGCTAAATAAAAACGGAGCGGCCCTGGTAAACGATAAAGTTTATAGATACCTAAGCCCGGTCTACGATACTGACGGCAGATACGTAACGGGCCTTGATAGCGTCGGTCTCGTCAATCGCCCAAACCTACTAAACAATACAATCAACTCAAAAGGAGAGAACATGAACGAACTTGAGGAGCTAAAAGCGAAATTTGAGGCTTTGCAAAAAGAGCTTGAAACAAGCAAAGCCGCAAACGAAACGCTAAAAGCGGAGCTTGCGGAAGCTAAAAAGCCCGCCGAGCAACCAAAACAAGAAGAGGCTAATAGCGTCTCGAAGCAAATTGCCGAACTAGGCGCGAAAATAGCCAAGATGGAAGAAAATTTTAAAGGAATTTTCGGGAAGTCCGAGCTGGAGAAAAACGCAAAAGCGAACGTTTTGACGGATGAGCAAAGTAAGATAGCGCGAATGCTTGGGCTTAGCGACGAAGAATATAAAGGAGGAATGAACTAATGGCGCACTTTGAAGAAACGGCGATCGGCTTTAAGGCGACTTTTCAAAAAACGTTTAACAACACCAAAAGCGATGCGGACGTACTATCTATGCGTATAGAGAGCACTGATTTAAGCGAGAAGTACGTATGGCTAGGCAACTTCCCTATGATGAAAGAGTGGGTCGGAGATAGGGATGTTAAGAAATTTAAGGACTACGGGTATGCCCTAGAAAACGTGCCTTACGAGGCTACGGTAGAAGTGCCGGTTAACCACCTCGAATACGATAAGGTGGGAGTATACAAGCCCGCGATCGAGCAAATGGCATTTAACGCTAAAAAATTCGGCGCCGCTTTGACCGCAAAAATTTTGCTTAACGGCGAGGATACGACTAAGGGCAAATGCTACGACGGCAAGCCGTTTTTTAGTAACGCTCACGCCATGGGAACAAACACATACGCAAACGTAGGCACCGGAGCATTAACGCCGGACAACCTAATTGCGGCAGACGCACTGATGATGAGCATAAAAGGTGATAACGATCAAGCGCTAGGAGTAACTCCTACCCATCTGATCTGCGGCCCCAAAAATAAAAAACAAGCTATACAGGTAGTGAAAAAAGAGTATCTAGCCGGAGGGGAGAGCAATCCGACATACCAAAGCTATGAGCTTTTGGTGTTGCCTGAAATAACAGATACTAGCTGGTATCTGATGGATCTTGGAAAACCGGTTAAACCTTTCGTGTTACAAGTAGCTAAAGACGGAGTATTTGAGTCGAGCAACGACTATAAATTTATGAAGGACAAGGCGCTGTTTGGCTGCAAAAGCTTTATGAACGCCGGATACGCGTTGTGGCAGCTTGCATACAAGAGCAGCGGCGTTTGATAGATGCCGCTCTCAAGCCGAACAACGACTAAAAAATAAGGAGGACTTATTCATGGCGCACTATTGCATAGACGATTTCAGAGAGGCCGGCGATGGAGATGACAGAGAAGCTGCTGCAAAGAGCGAGGCAGAGTCTATACAACCAGGAGGAGATAGACCGACAACTTTGCCAAACAGCGATGAACGAAGCCAGACAAATAACGAGCAACAAGGAGATACCGGAGGCGATGCTGCTGGATCTAGCGATGTTTCGCCTGAAGCTACACCTGAAGACGGCGGAGATAGCGGATTGGGAGGTAGCTCTGGCGAAGGAAGCGATAAGGCTGGCGCAAAGCCTAAAAAGTGAGGACGGTAAGCTAGGCGTTTGCGCGCACGGGCAAAGAATGTCCGAGTTTGACGACCCGGGCGCTAAGATATGGCTTAAATTTGGAGACTAAGATGAGGCTAAGAGAAGCGATAGAAAAAATCAAAGAGATATTTCCTAAAGCTATTTGCATAAACGGCGTAGAAACTATTAAGCAAAACGGTCTTTACCTGGTATTTGACGGTTGCGAGGCCGTGTCGCCCGCGATAGACTTATCCAAATTTGCTCTCGTGCTGGCGGCAAATTCGCTCGATAGCGATAATTTTGCTGCGTTAAGAGAGCTTGAGCAAATCAGAGCCGAGCTTTTTCGCTTCGGCGCTAAATACGGCGAAAACTACTATAAACAAATAAAAGCCGCAAAATTTGAAGGTAGCACCCTGTATCTATATGCGGTAATTTTTGAAATAGAGATTGACGCAGTAGAAATAAATTAAATTTCAAAGGAGAACAAAAATGGCAAATGAAAAAATAGCAAGACTAGCCACTGCAACAGTGAGCTTTGTCCCGCAAGGAAAAACAGAGGCGACCGTGCTTGGGTATCAACAAAGTGTGAGCCTAAACCGCACAGTTGAGAAAAAAGAGCTACTTTCAAACGATGAGAGTTTGGGCGAAAGTGTCATGGAGCTTGAAACCAAAGCTGAATACACATTCAGCACCGAGATCGGCGACATCAGCATCCCAAATTTGGCTCTTTGCTTCAAGGGTCTAGTCGAAAGCGAGACATATGCAGCGGGTGGTAAATTTTTCACTGGCAAGACCATCAAAGCAGACACCGAGCAGATCAAGATCGGTGACCCAGTCCTAAAAGATACAAAAATATACATTGCCACCGAAAACATGGCGGCGGGCAGCTTCACAATCGATAAATGTGCGCCGCGCACATATCCTGTGAAGTTTAAAAAAATAGTGCCGCAAAAGCTATCAAATTCACTAGGGAAGATCATTGTTGATGGCAAAAACCTTGCAACCGGCAAAGCTCAAATTTTAACGATCCCGCTTGTAAATCTTAGCTTTGAGGGTGATTTGACGGTTAGCGGCTCAGACTTTGCGAAGCTTAGCCTAAAAGGCAAAATATTGAGAGCTGCAGACGAAGAGCTATTTACGTTTATGGACGAAGAATAAGGAGACAATAATGAAGACTAAATTTCCATTTGAGATAAATATCGACGAGGCTAAATTTAAGCTTGAATATAGAGAGCTAAAAAAGAGTGAAGCTCGCGCTCTAAATGATGAGCTTGGCGGGCTAAAAGACACAGTAGAGACAATCAAAAACCTAGAGCGCGAGATAGCACTTCTCGAAGAAGCCAAAGAGATCAAAAAAGAGGTCGCTTCATGCCTAGAAGGCAAGGCAAAAGCAAATGCCCTGCAAGATGTGCTTGGGATCATAGATGAGATTTCGACCAAGCAAAAAGAGATCAAAGAGGCTGATAAATTTAAGATTGATGTTGATGAGACTGCAAAAAAGAGATTTGATCTCACGCTAAGCGGTGAAGATGTGGAGGCTTTCAAGGCTGAGATCGAAGAAAAAGGTCTTAGCTACATCGATGTGATGCGTGCCATAGATGCCGTGATCGAAAAGGAACGCTCAAAAAAGTAGAGCGCATCCTTGCTTACGTGCAATCTCAAATGAGCCCAGATGAATTTGGGCTTGATTTTTATGAGACGCTCATATTGCGGGGGCTAGGTATCGCTATGGTCGTGAGACAAGGACTAAACGGAGCAGTCTTTGAGTGCGACACACTCGTATTGCGCACCTTTTGCAAACGCTTCAAAATAGATTTTTTATGGATGTTTGAGGTTTCAAAAAGATATGTGGCGATCATGAGCAAGCAAGATTAAATTTTAATGGCAGATTAGGTAACAGGAAAAATGGCAGATAACGACGTAAAGATAACCATCACTATAAACGGCGAGACGACAGAGCTAAAAGCCGCCAAAGCTGACGTTGAAGATCTAGCCAAAAATGTCAAAAAAGCAGATACCGCTACTGCTGGACTAAAAGACTCATTTGCCGCGCTCGCCCTAAAAATAGGCGGGGTCGCGGCTCTCACGGCTGCATTCAAAGATCTCGTAAGCACCGGCTTTGAAGCAAACAAAAGCTTTGAAAACCTACAAATTCAACTAACTGGCTTAATCGCCGCCAACTCCTCAAACATAAGTTCTATGGGGCGCGTTTTAGACGCTCATGAAAAATGGAATTTGGGTATGGCTGAAAGTGAGAAAATCCTAAATCAGCTAAACGAAACCAACGCAAAAACAAAATTTACGCTTGAAGAGATCACTGGTGCTTTCAATATGTTTTACGCCACGTCTGCCGGGCAAGGTAGCCGTGAAAAAGCGGTGCAAGCGATGGATAGTATCGCACTT